TCATTTTCCCAGAATGTTGATTGCTTTTTTTAACACATCAAGTGCATCTTGGGCATCACGTAATTCACGTCTGAGACGGGCAATTTCCTTCTGCTCATCAGATGCATAATTACCAGAACCACGAACAGGAATATCACCTGATTCTCGGAAGTCTTTCAGCCACTTTGTTAATGTACTGTAGCCGATGCCAAGATTTTCTGCACATCCACGTACTCCGAGATCTTTATGATCTTGATAGTACTGGATTGCATCAAGTTTAAATTGTTTGTCATGTTGCTTTGCCATATGAGATCCTCCTTCAGCATGTTTCTATTGTACCATGTTTATGTGTATTTGGAATTTCTCATTTTGGCTTGTACTATTTATATTCTAGCACCATCTGGTTGGTTTGAGAGGTGTAGCGATGACAGACAATAAAGACAAAACAAGTGACCAAGCTAAAGAAATTAAGAAAATACAAGTTATAGCGTTGAAAATTGTTACAAGACCAATTTCTGGAATGCCATACTATGAGATAATGTATATAGAAGTTGGAAAGAATGATGTCAACATAGGTTTTGGTTCCCTTAATTTTCATAACGTATTGAACTATAAAGAAAAATATTTCGAATTAAAAAAACATTGACGACGCTATAAATGATACAATCAAAAAGCAACTGAATGTGATCACACATCAAGAGAAAGAACTTGAAGACCTGCAATTACGCATAATGCAACGTATCAGGGAGGAATATAATATTGGAAGATAAATCAATTAACGAAAAGAAAATAGATGATATCATAAAGAAGTGTAAAAATGCTATGGATGTTTCATACTACAAATATGGCGAAGCTCGCAAAAATTTTGCGGAGGGTAGAGTGGATGCATTAAAGTCGCTTGATAATTGTCTCATTAAATTTAATAAGACCAAAAATACTGAATATCTGCAAGATGCCATTAATTATCTATTATTTAGAATGTTATTTCCAATGCCAGAAGATCACTATACGCCGACGGATTCGATTGATTCTGCGGGGGTATATGGAACACCTATAAATATGGAAAACAGTTATCAATAAGGAGTCTATTGCGATGACCGTAAAAGAATTAATTACCGAACTTGAAACACTTAATCCAAATGCAATTATCATAGTTGCTAATGATGATTTATATTTAAATGGAGCATATGAAGCTACAATAGTAGACTATGTCGATGATTACGATAAGGTGGAAATAAGAACTGATTATAAGCGACTGGTTATTGAGGAGGAATAGAACGAAAAATGAAAAATAAGATTATTGCCGTAGATTTCGATGGAACATTGTGTGAAAATCGCTATCCAGAAATCGGAGAGCCGAACGAAGAGTTAATAAAATACCTTATTAAAAGACAAGTAGATGGAGATAAACTTATACTATGGACGTGCCGTTGCGGAGACATCTTAGAGCAGGCTGTTAATTGGTGTCATGATCACGGATTGGTATTTGACGCTGTGAACGATAATCTCCCAAGCAGTATTGAATGGGCAAATGGTTGCAACAGCCGTAAAATTTATGCAGACAAATATATTGATGATAAAAACGTATCAGTTGCTTCTTGTATAGAAAAATCCGAAATGGAATTATGGGCTGAACGTGAGGTCAGTATTGCTTGTGAGCGTGAAAGACATAAAAGAACATATAGTGATTTCGATTATGTATGTTCTTGCTATAAAAGTGCATTAAAAGCATTTAAAAGCTTACTCGAAGATGGTTATTCTGGATGTGGTATTAATATAACTAAAAATGTTCTTAACCGTTTGATTGGTAATAAGCCACTATCCCCTATTGAAGATGCTGACACTTTTATATCAAGTGTTGATACATCGACAAATGATGATAGAATACCAATAATGACGGCAAAAATAGAAAACTTATGGAATTATTCCAATACAGAATCTTCTACCGGTGCAAAGATATATCAATGCAGACGAATGTTTTCTTTATATAAATACGTTTATCCAGATGAAACCATTAAATACCGTGATATTTATCGTTTCATAGGGGTAAATATAAGGACCAATAAGACATACATAAGTAAATTATTTTACAAGATTGGAGAAGAAATTGCACCACCGATAACAATGCCATATATGCCAGAATCAAATAGTTGGTACTTTTATACGATTGATTATTTGACTGATCGTAATAATGGCGACTTTGATACGATTGCTGTTAGTTATGTAATCGATCCGATTGGAAATCATGTATGGGGTGCTCGCAAATATTTCAAAGTAGTTGATAGCGATTATGTTGAGATCTCAGCCAAAGAGTATCGTGAAAGAATCGCTATGCACTATGCCCGTATTAAAAATGAGAGAGGATATTAAATTGAAATTGTTGGTAAAAAATAAAATAGTTGGATGTTTACTTATTTTGATAGGAGCGTTGTCAGTCCCGATATGCGAGGATGCAACGTTCTTTTTATTTACTTTGATTCCCGGAATAGCACTTATTTTTGCTAGGGAAAATCATATTTTATAGTTTGATTACTACTGCATCTAATATGCATGTTATGCCGCTTGCGAACATTCTGGACTATCCTCATTTTTTTGAGGTGGCGTTAGAGAAAGTATTTTGTTGTTCATATCTATATTCATAGAATAGTTGTGGGAGATTATTTCATGAATACAAGCAAGAAAAACAACACTAACTATACTAACTATGGCTACAGAAAGATTATTGGATTTTGAGTTGCGCTGTGCTTGTGGTTGGGTTTCAGTCGCTGCTGGGGTTGCATTATTTGTTTCTTCAGTTAATTCATAATTCATATGGGTATCCTCCTTAATATAATGTTTGCGGATGCAGTAGTTTTCAATAAATTAACACAAAAATAATAAAAAATCAATTTATATTTTATAAGTAACCAAAGGAGGAAATTTAATGATCAATAACGATTTAGTCAGTGAATTCGACAATTTTGATGTTAGAAGATAATAAGATTATTAGGTTAAGGAGATATTTTTGCAATGAAAAAAGAAACTACAACTCATCCACTTATTGAAGCGAAGATGAAAAAAGAAAAATGTTATATGTTGACAAAGTCACAACTTGATAAAGTCGTGCGGGATAAAATCTCAGCAGAAATGAAGAGAATGGAACAGGAAGCATTTGATAACGCCGTGAATACTACTATGGTTTTGTTGCTAGGTCTGCCAATGGAAGTACTCATGGATCACTATTGGACTAAAGGTTATGCTCAAAGAATGCCGGAATTTACGGAGCATGTTCTTGAATATTATAAACAATGGCAGGACGGAAATCTGGACTTAGAAACTGTAAAAGAAGACTTATGGAGATATGCAGGCGTTAAACTCGAAGTGGAGGACAATAAGTGAGTGTAGTTGATGCAAGAAAGAATGGGTCGGGTTATCCGGATCCAACAGCGTATAAAGCTATTACAAAGGTGGATCAAGAAAGCATGGAAGAAAGTGATCGATTTCATGATTTGCTTGATACCATCTTTTATATTACAGAATTAGCAGGATTTGAGATAGAAGGAAGAATTGTCTTAAAAGACTGCAAGACTGGAAAAGTTTGGAGGTGATTCCATTGATTTATATTCTTGAAGTAGATTAGTAACTTGTTTATACGAAGGGAGAAAAGCATGAACAATATTATTAATAGTATCGTAGAGAAAATTAGTAAAAATTATCCAGATTTAATTATTGATGTTACACAGGAGACAAAAAATAATGGCATAATATTAAATGCGATTATTATAAGAGAAAAAGCTTATGGTATTGCACCGATAATTTATATTGATGACTTTATTAACTGGGGTTGGTCAATCGATCATATTGCAGATGTTGTTTATGAACTTTACTTCAAGAATAAAAAAGATGATCATTCAGAACAATTGATAAAAATAATCAGCAATTATGAAATTGTGAAAGAGTGGCTTTCTTTGCAACTTGTAAATTATGAAAAAAATATAAAATTATTTGAAACTTTGCCATACAAATCTTTCTTAGATTTAGGTGTTTATGTTGTGATCAAACTGCCAATCGATGAGCCAGGAGAAGCAACAATAAAAATTACGAATGAAATTTTAATGCTGTGGGAAAAATCGTTTGATGAAGCTTATGAAATGGCTATGAAAAACTTACATAACGAGACACCGGTTTGCACTAGCCTGCATAAATTTATGGAAGAGAGAGGCGTAACAGTTTCCTATAATATAGCAGACGATTTCTATATAATCACAAATTCGAGTGGTGTGTACGGAGCTTCTGTAATGCTGAATTATGATTTTATCAATGAGCTCGCAGAGAAAATAGGTAGTGATTTGATTGTTTTTCCGTCTTCGGTTGACGAGATTTTGGCTCTTTCTATGAACGATATGGACGATTTATCTGGGCTTTCTGATATCGTGAAAAGTGTAAATGCGGCTGAAATTGATGAGCAAAAAATCTTATCAGACCATATTTATTTGTTTAGAAGAGGACAAAATTGGGAATTTTAAGCCCACTTTTTGTGGTCACGTGCCCACTTTTAAAATGGGTTTGAAGAAAAAATGAAAAAAATCTATTAAAAAATTGGGCAGATTTTATGATTTTGCCCACTTTTTTTGGGCTTCTGCCCATTTTTGAAAATGAAAGTGGGCACGGAAAAACCCAGTATTTATGCAGGTTTGCGGGATTTCTGCCCACTTTGCCCACTTTTTTTCTTATTTAATTGTGATAAAAAGTTTTAATATTTATATAAAGTAGGAAAAAAAAGTGGGCTTTTTGACCACAAGTAAAAATGACTGCTTGAATTTATATTCCAAGCGTACTACACTGTTGGTAGAAAATCTAAGGAGGTATTACACCATATGGAGTTTAAAGAATGTACAGACGAGTACCAGGAAATCTATGAGCGATTTGATGGTTCTGGTTTTGAGTTCGTTTACAATCCTAAGAATCGGTATTTGGGAGCGTCAAGATCGATTTATAAAGATTCAGTAAAATTGATAGATCCTATATGCCGTAATAATGATGATATTCCTTTATTCGTAAAATGCAAAGATTGTAATGAATATATGGAATTTCAAGAAGGTCCTAAAGATGAGCTAGATGGATGGTGGGTTTGTCCACAGTGTGATTCACGACTCAAAGAGATTACAGTATATAATCGTCTTGAAAGAGAAAATGCAAAGTTTATTGCTGATTTAGAAACAGAATAAAAAATGTAAAGCCTGTGTACATTGATACATGGGCTTTTTATATATTTTTGGTTTGCGCGAAAAATACATGGACTGTTATGAAGAGAGAGTGGGATAAAACGGCGAAAAATACCGTTTTGACTTTCTCTTTTTATTTTTGTCTAAAAATGATAGGAGGTAATAAACCGATGCTTGAAAATAGATTCAAACAAAATTTGGTCAAAGAACTTGAAATTTTGTTTCCTGGTTGTATTGTCATTCATCTTGATCCTACCGAATATCAGGGAATCCCAGATTTATTAATTCTTTATGAAAATAAATGGGCGGCACTGGAAGGCAAAAAAAGTAGAAACGAACACAGACAGCCAAACCAGAAATACTATGTTGATTTAATGAATCAGATGTCTTTTTCACGATTCATTTATCCAGAGAATAAGGAGGAAGTATTGTATGAACTTCAACAAGCATTCAAATCTTGAAGGACAACATGCATTTCTGAGTGCTAGTAAATTTCATTGGCTAAATTACACAGATGAAAAATTAGTCAATACGTATTTAAATTTTAAAGCTTCTGAGAAAGGAACTTTATTGCATGCATTTGCAGCACAATGTATTTCGCTTGGTCAGAAATTACCAAGTTCGACCAAACATCCAAAAACATTGAACATGTATGTAAATGATGCAATCGGATACAAAATGATTCCGGAACAAGTTCTCTATTATTCAGATAATGCCTTCGGAACTGCTGACGCTATTGTGTTTAGAGATAATTTTTTGAGGATACATGACTTAAAAACAGGCATTACTCCTGTACATATTGAACAGCTTGAGGTTTATGCTGCGTTGTTTTGCTTAGAGTATGATATAAAACCTGGCGAAATTGAAATGGAGCTTCGGATTTATCAAAATGATGAAGTTTTGTTTGCAAATCCGACAGCAGAAGATATTGTACCCATTATGGATAAAATCATAAGATTTGACAGGATTATTCAAGAAGTGAAAGAACAGGAGAGAAGATTATGATGCCATTAGAGAAACTTTGTAACATATTTGATGAAGCAAATTCACTCATGCATTATGGAATGCCTAGACGATCAGGACGTTATCCTTGGGGATCTGGAGATAATCCGTATCAACGGACTGGTGATTTTATGTCTCGTGTTTTGGAATTGCGAAATCAAGGCTTGAGCGAAAAAGAAATTGCAAAAGCGGTTGGGCTTGAAAATACCACGCAATTGCGAGTTCAGTATCGATATGCAAAAAATGAGCAGCGTGCATTATTGGTTGCGCGTGCAAAATCTTTAAAAGAAGATGGTCTTACTTTGGATGAAATTGCAAAAGAAATGGGATTCACAAATGATTCTTCTGTAAGATCATTATTGAATACTGGTTCAGAAGAACGAATGAATCAAGCTAAAACAACTGCTGAATTTTTAAAGAAACAGGTAGCTGAAAAAGGAATGATTGATGTCGGAACCGGAACAGAAAGAGACATTGGGGTTTCCTCTACAAAATTAGAGGAAGCTTTATACATGCTTCAGACAGAAGGCTATGAAGTTTATAGCGGACGAATTCCACAAGTTACAAATCCTGGAAAGCAGACTACACAAAAAGTATTATGCCCTCCTGGAACGGAACACAAGGAAATTTATAACTTCGAAAATGTGCATTCTATTGAAGACTATCGTTCTCATGATGATGGGCAAACTTTTAAAAAAACTTTCGTATATCCAGAAAGTATGTCTTCTAAGCGATTATCAATCAGATATGCTGAAGACGGCGGTATCGAAAAGGACGGAGTCATTGAATTAAGAAGAAATGTTCAAGATTTAGATTTAGGTGGATCACATCATTCCCAGGTTCGAATTTTAGTTGATGGTACACATTATTTAAAAGGCATGGCAGTATATTCTGATGATATGCCAGATGGAGTCGATGTTGTATTTAACACCAATAAGAAAAGCGGCACACCTTTGACGAAAGTTTTGAAACCAATTACTAATGATCCCGATAATCCATTTGGTTCATTGATTAAAGAAAAAGGCGGACAAAGCTATTTCATTGATAAGAATGGAAAAGAACGACTTTCTTTAATCAACAAACGAGCAGATGAGGGTGATTGGGGAGAATGGGACGACAAACTTCCAGCTCAGTTCTTAGCGAAGCAGGATGTATCATTGATCAAGAAACAGCTCGGTTTATCTATAGCAGACAAGAAAGCCGAATTTGATGAGATTTGTTCTATTACTAATCCAACTGTAAAAAGAAATCTTTTGAATTCTTTTGCCGATGATTGTGATGCTACAGCAGTGCATCTACAAGCAGCCGCTTTACCGAGACAAAGATGGCATGTTATTTTACCGGTTACTTCGTTAAAGGAAACGGAGGTTTATGCGCCTAACTACAAGAATGGTGAAAAAGTTGCATTAATTCGTTATCCGCATGGAGGAACTTTCGAGATTCCGATTTTAACGGTTAATAACAAGCAGACAGATGCAAAGAAGTCTTTAGGAAATGTTACAGATGCAATCGGCATTAATAGCAAAGTTGCAGAAAGATTATCCGGAGCAGATTTCGATGGCGATACTGTCATGGTCATACCTACTCACGATAGAGGTGGTAAAGTTAAGATTTCATCTCGACCACCGTTAAAAGGTTTGGAAGGATTTGATCCTAAATTGGAATATCCTTACAAAGAAGGAATTAAAACCATGACTAAAGGTCATATTGGTAAAGCCATGGGAGAAGTTTCAAATCTTATTACCGATATGACACTAAAAGGTGCAACAGACGATGAGTTAGCAAGAGCTGTTAGACATAGTATGGTTGTTATTGATGCTTATAAACACAAGCTAGATTATAAGCAAAGTGAAAAAGATAACAATATTGAAGGTTTAAAGAAGAAATACCAGGCGCACACAGATGATGATAAATATGGCGGAGCTTCAACTTTAATTTCAAGAGCAAAATCACAGACAAGTGTCCCAGAAAGAAAAGGACAGCCACATATAGATCCTGAAACCGGTGAACTTATTTATAAAGGATCTGGAAGAACAAAGACCGTTACCAATAAAGATGGTACAACTCATGAGGAACCCCGTACAATCAAGTCCACCAAGATGGCAGAAACTAAAGATGCTAGGACTCTTATATCAGATGCGGATACCCCAGAAGAAAGAGCATACGCTGACTATGCTAATACTATGAAAGCATTAGCCAATGGGGCTAGGAAAGAAATGTTAGCCACCGGTAAAATAGAGTATTCCGCTTCAGCAAAAGCAACTTATCAGACAGAAGTCGATCATCTTAATGCACAATTAAATATTGCTAAAAAAAATGCACCTAGGGAGCGTGAAGCCCAGAGGATAGCCAATAGTGTAGTGGAGTCTAAGCGCCAGGAGAACCCGGATCTTGATACAAAAGAGCTTAAGAAAATGAAACAGCAAGCCCTCACCTCTGCTAGACAGACCGTGGGCGCAGAGCGTAAGCCGATATCAATAAGTGAACGAGAGTGGGAAGCTATTCAGGCAGGAGCTATAACAGACTCTAAGCTGTCAGACATACTAAACTTTGCAGACCCTAAGACTGTACGTCAATATGCTACCCCTCGGACCACTACAACATTGAGTGAAGCAAAGATAAACAAAATTAAAGCTATGAACAGTTCAAACTATACAATACAGGAAATTGCTGACAGTTTGGGTGTGTCCACAGCAACAGTATCAAAGTATTTGAAGTGAAAGGAATGAATTAGTTATGAACGGTCGTGTTTGCATGCTTACAACAATCGATAATCCTTACGATCCATTCGAACAATTCGATTCTTGGATCTTGTTTGATATGGAAAAAGGTTACAATACTTGCGCATATTTGGATAGAATTGCAAAAACTTCAAGTCAATTAACTGATGAAGAAAACAGTAAAGAAATAGAAAGAGCGATTGATGAAATTATTAAGTATGATTTATTTAATCGTTACAAGAAAGTTTATTCAGAAAGTGATTAAGTCAAGGTAATCAAGTACATTTATGCATTAAATCGTTGTTTCCAACAAAAATAATATTTATTCAATATGTTTGTAAGCTAAAAAAGTATTAAAGATTATTTATTTAAAAGCCATTACCTCTTAAATAAATATAAATGATGAAGGGGGGTGTCAAAATATCATACCCCCCTCCCACATCGCCACGGTCTTAAAAAAATCCCCGGAGGGATATTTTGAAAATGCATTTATATTTTTGAATAGCATCTTCAAGGATTTATGAATAGGTTTTTTGCAGTAGTGACAGTTTTAATCTGATTTCAATTTTTCATGCTTTTCTCCTTTTCGGTAAAGTGTTAATAAATTTCATAAATCCTTGAAGATGTTATCCAAAAGCAAATAAATGCATTATTAAAATATTACTATTCTAAAAAAAACCCATGCGAATGGAGGTAGATACATGAAAAAAGTAAGTACAAAAAGTAGCGTTACAACACCTCCTAGAAAACAAAAGCCAGCTTTAGACCCAGACGAAAGAGAAAATCAGATGATAGCATATGCTGTTAATCTTGCAGAACAACAACTTCGTGATGGAACTGCCTCCTCGCAGGTTATTACACATTATTTAAAGCTGGGGTCTTCAAAATCAAGAACTGAAAAAGAAATTTTAGAGTTGCAAAAAGAATTAATAGCCGCTAAAACCGCATCGTTGCAATCCTCAGCACATATCGAAGAAATGTACAAGGAAGCGATGGAAGCATTCAAAATTTATGGAGGTCATGGTGGTGCCGAATAGAAATCAATATAAATCATATTTAGAATTAATCTCTTTTTCAACATTTAAGGAGCGTTTTGAATATTTGAAGATTGGAGGCACAGTCGGTAAAGAGACATTTGGACGATACAGGTATCTAAATCAGATACTGTATAAAATACCAAGATGGCTTAACTTCAGAGAAACTGTAATTATGCGAGACGAGGGATGCGATCTTGGGGTTAAAGGATACGAAATTATAGATGATAAAATTTTAGTTCATCATATAAATCCTGTAACTATCGAAGATGTCTTGAATTTGAGTCCAATGGTATTTGATTTGAATAATACAATATCAACAAGGCTTACAACCCACAATGCAATCCATTACGGAACAGATTTGACGACAATCATCACCGAGGAACGGTATCAGAATGATACATGTCCATGGAAGAAATCTAAAGGAGGAGTCTATGTTAAATAGCGAAGCTAGAAACGGGGGCAATGAGCCGCCAAAAGAATCAACGATAAATGAAAAAACAGGATTTGCTTTATATGGCAAAGTAATTAAATGCGGTAGATTACGTGTTAGGGAAACTGCCTCAGAAGATGCAAAAGTAATTACCGAGATTCCAGTTGGAACGTCATTGAAAGTTCATGAGATTGAATCTGCGGAGTTTGTTCATGTACAGCTTAAATCCGGAATGACAGGATACTGCATGAGCAAGTTCATTGAAGTGTCATCTCCAGATAAAAAGTAGATTGGCGGTGATCAATTATGAGTGAAAGCATTCTTGATTCAATCAAGAAATTACTTGGGGGTATCGAAAACGACGATGATCATTTCGATGTAGACATAATGTTTGCTATAAATTCCGCTTTAGCTACACTGACTCAGAACGGCGTCGGACCAGAGCAAGGATTTTCAATAGAGGATTCGTCTGCCACATGGACCGACTTTATTGGCGAAGTGAAGAATATGGAATTTGTGAAATCGTACGTGTTTATACAAACCAAACTTTTATTCGATCCGCCATTAAGTTCTGCTGTTATGGAAATGTACAATAAGAAAGCAGATGAATATTTATGGCGAATTCAAGATGTAGTATCTGAAAACCAGGAGGAAAATCAAAATGGAGAATGACGCTTTAATGCATCATGGTATTCTTGGTCAGAAATGGGGAGTTCGACGATTTCAGAATTCAGATGGAAGTTTAACATCTGCTGGTCGAAAAAGAAGAGGACAAAGCGGCATTGTTCAGTCCAAAGGAAATAAAGATAGGAAATATGGGAAGTCTACAAGCGATAAACATGGAGAGAGCATTGAACAGAAGAAACAGCGTATCTTAAAATCAAGATCTGCAAAAGAGCTATATGACAATGCAGATTTGTTTGATACTAAAGAGCTTCAGGATGCATATAATCGTCTGGCACTCGAACGTAATATTAAAAGTCTTACACCGAAAGAAATTAGTCGTGGTGAGACTTTTGTCAACAATACGATCAAATGGACGAACAAAGCATCTGATCTGATTAACGCCGGAACAAAAGCCTATAACAGTGTAAATACAGTTGCAAAGTTACTTGGTGATGATTCAATTGATACCCCAGTAAAGACTAAATATAAGAATAAACCAGTAAATAAAATGTCAGACAAAGAACTGAATGATGCAGTTACTAGAATGGCAAGAGAAAAAAGTTATAACAGTTTGCTGAAAGATTTGGAAAACGCTTGAAATCCAAAACGAACAATTACTAAGAACCTTATCGGCGATATGTCTGATCTGACAGATGAACAGATAAAAGAAATTAATGATCGTTTGGACTTAGAGAAAAAAAGTCGTTGACAAATTAGCAAACCGATAAGGAGAATTAAATTATGGCACTATCGAACACTGCCGTCCCTAAATATTATGGCATGTTCAGAGATGCTGTAATTAGAGGAGACATACCTGTCTGTAAAGAAGTTTCTATGGAGATGAATCGTATTGACAGGTTAATCAGAGACCCCAGATATTATTATGACGACGACGCAGTAGAGGGTTGGATTGCATATTGTGAGGGAGAATTAACACTCACAGATGGTTCCGATTTACATTTACTTGATAGTTTTAAACTCTGGGGCGAATCAGTATGGGGTTGGTATTACTTTGTTGAGAAGAGTATATATGAGCCTTATCCTGATGGGCATGGTGGACATTATGTAAATAAAGTTATTAAGAAACGACTGATAAATAAGCAGTACCTTATAGTCGGGCGAGGTGCAGCAAAATCTTTATATGATTCTTGCCAGCAGTCATATACACAAAATATTGACACTTCTACAACTCATCAGATTACTACAGCGCCAACAATGAAACAGGCGGAAGAAGTAATGTCTCCGCTAAGAACTGCAATTACACGGTCGAAAGGACCACTTTTCAAATTTCTTACGGACGGATCGCTCCAAAATACAACAGGATCAAAAGCGAATAGAGTGAAATTAGCATCGACCAAGAAGGGAATAGAGAACTTCCTTACAGGGTCGCTTATTGAAGTGCGTCCTATGAGCATCAATAAACTCCAGGGACTAAGATGCAAAGTTGCCACTGTCGATGAATGGCTTTCCGGAGATATAAGGGAAGATGTTATCGGTGCCATAGAACAGGGAGCATCGAAGGTAGATGATTATTTAATCATTGCTACAAGTTCTGAAGGAACTGTTCGAAACGGATCTGGCGACACAATCAAAATGGAGTTAATGGACATCTTAAAAGGTGACTATGAAAATCCTCATGTGTCGATATGGTGGTATAAATTGGATTCTATCGATGAAGTTGGAATGCCAGAAGCGTGGCTAAAGGCAAATCCAAATATCGGAAAAACTGTTAGTTATGATACATACCAGCTTGACGTCGAAAGAGCAGAAAAGGCGCCAGCGGCACGAAATGATATTTTGGCTAAAAGATTCGGACTTCCGATGGAGGGATACACTTATTACTTTGCATACGAGGAAACTTTGCCACATAAGAAACGTGATTTTTGGTCTATGCCATGCGCTTTGGGAGCAGATCTATCGCAAGGAAATGACTTTTGCGCTTTTACATTTCTGTTTCCGTTATCGAATGGTGCATTTGGTGTAAAAACCAGAAACTACATTACTGAATATACCCTTACAAAATTACATCCAGCTCTTCGGACAAAATACGAAGAGTTTATCAATGAGGGCAGTTTGATCATTATGCCAGGAACAAATCTGGACATCACACGGGTATATGATGATTTGGACGAACATATCATAAAATCTGATTATGATGTTCGATGTTTTGGATATGATCCATATAATGCAAAAGAATTTGTGGAAAGATGGCAAACTGAAAACGGTCTATTTGCGATAGAGAAAGTTCCACAGGGTGTGAAAACAGAAAGTGTTCCTTTAGGAGAATTAAAGAATTTGGCAGAAGGTAGACAGCTAATATTCGATGAGGAACTTATGACTTTTTGTATGGGAAACTGCATCACTATGGAAGATACGAACGGCAACAGAAAATTGCTTAAAAAACGATATGAGCAAAAAATTGATTCTGTCGCCGCTATGCTGGATGCATATGTAGCGTACAAAGTTAATAAGGATATGTTTGACTAAATAGATAATTACTAGGAGGAAATTTTAATATGGCTTTATATGAGCGAATTCATCGCGGATGGAATGCCTTTCTCATGAACAAAGATCCAACCAGTGATTCAGGTCCCGGATACTCTGTTCGACCGGATCGAGTAAGGCTTACTAGAGGAAACGAACGTTCTATTGTGACATCTGTATTTAACAGAATTGCGCTGGATGTCTCAGCTGTTAGTATTCAGCATGTGCGATTAGACAATAATGGACGGTTTTCTGAGACCATAGATAGTGGACTGAATAATTGCCTTACCATAGAAGCAAATATTGATCAAACCGGAAGAGCATTTCTTCAGGATGTCGCGCTGTCCATGATAGACGAGGGATGTGTGGCGATCGTGCCGGTTGATACAAGTATAGATCCTACTAAATCAACAGGATTTGATATTTTATCAATGCGTGTTGGTAAAATTGTCGAATGGTACCCTAAGAGTATCAGAGTGCAGGTATGGAACGAAAATAAGGGAGTAAAGACGGACATTGTTGTCAGTAAACGAATGGTCGCAATTATTGAAAATCCTTTGTATTCTGTAATGAATGAACCAAACTCAACCATGCAGCGATTGATCCATAAATTAAATTTATTGGATATTATCGATGATAAAAGCAGTTCTGGTAAATTGGATTTAATTATTCAGTTGCCATATGTTATAAAATCAGAGGCACGGCGAAGACAGGCGGAAGAAAGACGTAGAGATATAGAGAACCAATTATCCGGTTCAAAATATGGAATTGCGTACACTGATGGTACTGAAAAAATAACACAGTTGAACCGCGCAGTCGAAAATAATCTATTATCTCAGATCGAATACCTAACGAGTATGCTATATAGCCAGTTAGGAATTACTCAAAGCATATTAGATGGTACGGCTGACGAAAAGACAATGTTAAATTATTATAACAGAACTATTGAGCCGTTTGTTTCAGCAATTGTGGATGAGATGAAGCGTAAATTTCTTACAAAAACTGCAAGAACCCAAAAACAATCAATCTTATTCTTCAGAGATCCATTCAAACTTGTGCCAGTATCAGATTTAGCTGAAATTTCTGATAAGCTTACTAGAAATGAAATAGCTTCTTCAAATGAGATTCGACAGATTATCGGGTGGAAACCATCTTCCGATCCAAAAGCCGATGAACTTCGAAACAAAAATCTTAATCAAACGACCGAAGAGATGAACGATCAATCCGGCGAATCGCCAATACCTCCAAGCACTAATTCAAATGAACAATCAAGTATGGATTATGAAAAAGCAGTATCTGATTTAGACCAATTGGATTATCAATTAGATGAATTAGAAAAAATGCTTGAGCATAGCGCAGAACTAAAACATTATGCGAGTCCGTATTATGACCCTCAAAAAGCACACGAATATTACATGCAAAATCGTGAATTAAAATCACGGAGGTCGACAGCAAAGCTAAATGAAAACGGAAAAAATGCGGCAGCATATGTGAAAGAGCAGCTTACAGCAGAACGTAAGCAAAAAGTTCAAACACATAAGCAATCAACAGATTCTCAAATTAATTCACTAAGTGATCAGAAAAAAGCGAATGTCGATATACGTAAGAATGCTATGCAGAGTCGAATTGATTCGTTGAGAACCATGCTTCAATCAATGTCGAAGGAAGATAAAGCGCGAAACAAGGAAGGAATATATGCCCAAATTGCATCTCTCAGAGATGACAATAAACGCGAACGTCAGAGATTGCAGGAGGAGTTTAAAGTATCTAGGAACGGTCTTAGAGAAAATCATTCGGAAGAAAAACAGCGTCTAAAAGATGAATACGACGAAAAATATCTACAGGAGCTGGATAAGATTCGTGCGGATTCTAAATTTAGAAAAAAAACAAAATAGGAGGAAAATTCAAAATGGACTTTGATTTCAGTGGATGGGCAACTCGGAATAATGTGAGATGCTCAGACGGGCGAACCATCATTCGTAATGCTTTTGCTGAAAATGATGGTAACACAGTTCCATTAGTTTGGAGTCACCAGCATTCAAATCCTTTGAATGTATTGGGTCATGCCTTGCTTGAGAATAGAGAAGACGGCGTGTACGCTTATTGTACATTTAATGACTCTGAATATGGAAAAGCAGTAAAGGCGCAGGTTCTTCATGGAGACATCACTCAGTTGTCAATCTACGCTAATCATTTAAAGGAGCGTGGAGGCGATGTTATCCATGGTGACATCAAAGAAGTAAGTCTTGTCATTGCTGGCGCAAATCCGGAAGCGTACATCGACAGCGTCATTTCACATAGTGAAGATGAAGGTGAAGCAGCAATCATTTACACTGGTGAAAACTTTGATTCAGTCTTAGCACACACTGATGAAGATGACAAAGAAAAAAATAAGAAAATACCGGATAAAGACGAGACTGCAAAAGATAAACCTGAAACCGAAGAATCTAATAAAACAGATGATGAATCGGGCAATGACAACGAGAAAACTATAAAAGATGTACTTGATACATTGAATGGAGAACAGAAAAAAGTAGTTTATGGATTATTAGCACAGGCATTCGATTCTGAAAATCCGGACGATAGTACCGAAGATAATCCAGAAAAAGAGAAAGAACCAAAAACAGAACATGGAGGAAAAGAAATGAAACACAATTTATTTGAAGGTGACGACCGAGAAGGTAATGTACTTTCTCATGCAGATCAGGAGAGCATCCTTGCGATGGCAAAAAGTAATAGTGTAGGTTCGCTTCAGGCAGCTATTGAAAGATATCGTGAGAATAACAATCTTGCACACAGTATTGATTCTATCGAAACTTTATTTCCGGATTATAGAGACCTTAATCCTGGAGCTCCAGAAGCTATTACCAGAGATCAGTCTTGGGTTTCTCATGTAATTGATGCAGCTCACAAAAGCCCAATTGCCAGAATCCGTACACGTCAGATGGATGCGCGGTCAGCTAACTTTAGAGGTCTTGGATATAAGAAAGGTTCTAAAAAGGATAATACCGGTAATATCAAACTTATCAAACGTACAACTGATCCGCAGACTGTCTTTATTAAAGACGCTCTTAACAGAGATGATGTTATCGATATTACAGATTTTGATGTTGTTGAGTATCAGTACCGGTTAATGCGCGGGGTTCTTAATGAAGAAGTCGCAACTGCAATCATGATTGGCGACGGTCGTGAAGATGGAGATGAAAATAAGATTGCAGAAGATCATATTCGTCCAATCTGGAAGGATGATGATCTGTATACAATTCATGCTGATGTAGATTTAGATGACGCTAAGAAAAGACTTCAGGGAACCAATACATCTGCAAACTTCAGCGAGAATTATGTATATGCAGAAGCAATTATTGAAGCAGCATTATACGCACGCGAACAGTATAAAGGAAGCGGATCTTTAGAGTTTTACTGTGCGCCTCATGTATTAAATGTAATGTTATTAGCTCGTGATCTGAATGGTCGCCGTATTTATTCATCAAAAGCAGACCTTGCAGCAGCATTGAACGTAAAAGATATTATTGCAGTTGAACAGTTTGAAGGACAGGTAAGAACAACCAGCGATATTTCACCGAAGAAGAAAGAGTTACTTGGTTTATTTGTAAACATCAAAGACTATGTCATCGGTGCTACAAAGGGTGGAGAAATTACAAGATTCAACCAGTTTGACATTGATTTCAACCTGGAGAAGCTTCTTATTGAGACTAGATTATCTGGTGCGTTAGCAAGAATCAAGTCCGCTATTGCGTTAGAGAAAGATGTAACATCGGTAGACGCAGCTTAATTGACATAAGAAACAACGACAGTGAACCGTAAAGGTTCTTTTTTTTATGTCTAAAAATATGAGGAGGAAATTCAAAATGGCAAAATTTCACGGAACAATTGGCTATGCATTCAGTACAAAAACATCACCAGGTATTTATACAGAGGAAATTGTTGAGAAAGAATGCACTGGCGATTGGAACAAACATCGAGTCAGAGTAAAAACATCTGATTCCGTGAATGACGGATTTACACTTGTCAATACACTTAGTATGCTTGCTAATCCATTTGCCATTGCGAACCTCTTCAATATTAGATATGTCGTTTACAAGGGTATTAAATGGAAAGTAAGTGACGTTGAGGAACAGTTCCCACGTATTATCTTGACGATAGGAGACAGGTACAATGAGTAAAAGAACAAGCGCTGATTTACAACAATTATTGGAAAACCTTATGAACTGTGATCATGTTTATTATCAGCCGCCGTCAAATATTCAAATGATATATCCAGCGATTTGTTTCTCACGCAACGATATAGACAATCGTTTCGCTAACAATTCTGTTTATGCTCAGCAACATTCATACGAAATCATTGTCATTGATAAAAACCCAGAAAGTGAAATAGTGGAAAAAGTTTCAAAACTTCCAAGAGTCAGATTTGAAAGACACTATGTAGCTGACAATTTGAATCATGACGTATTTGAACTTTATTTTTAAGGAGGACAACAAAAATGCCAGAAATTACATGGGATCAGACAGGTGAAAAAACATACGAAACCGGTGTTGATAAAGGAGTGCTTTACCCAATGGTAGAGGGCGCTTATCCGAAGGGATATGCCTGGAATGGATTATCAAATGTTTCAGAGAATCCTTCCGGAGCTGAATCATCTCCTGTATATGCTGACAACGGTAAATATTTGAACCTGGTTTCCGCAGAAGATTATGGTGCCACAATCGAAGCATATACATACCCAAACGAATTCAAGGAGTGTGACGGATCTAAGGAAATCGCACCTGGAGTGTATGCAGGACAGCAGACGAGAAAACCGTTTGGTTTTAGTTACAGAACATTGATCGGAAACGATACTGAAGGAACAGAACATGGATATAAGATTCATGTTGTATACGGTTGCTTAGCTGCACCTTCGGAACAGTCACATGATACTGTAAATGACAGCCCGGAGGCTATGACTATGTCTTGGGAAATTAGTACCACCCCGGTTGCTATTCCAGCACTTTCCGATGGCACAAAAATCAAACCGACAGCTACTTTGGTATTTGACAGCACAAAGCTTGATCCTAAGAAGATGAAAGCAGTTGAAGAGGCTTTATATGGATCATCTACCAAAGAAGCACATCTTCCATTACCGGAAGAATTTATTACAATCCTCAACACAGAGGGTTAAAAGCTACAAATTAATATAGTTTAAGAGCCATTTCAACTTAATGCTGAGTGGCTCTTTTTTAGAAAAGGAGAAAAGAATAATGTTAAAGAAAACAACAACATATACCGACTACAATGGAGTAGAAAGAACAGAAGATGTATATTTTAATCTTAGCAAAGCAGAGTTAACAGAAATGGAGTTAGAAATCGAAGGCGGCTTTAACGCTTATCTTCGGAGAATTGTTTCAGGACAGAATATGCCTGAAATTGTTAAAACATTGAAAGCAATTATTCTGAAAGCATATGGTGAAAAGAGCCCAGACGGAAAACGCTTTATCAAGAGCAAAGAACTTAGTGAGTCATTTGCTCAGACAGAAGCATATTCACAGCTTTTTATGGAATTAATGTCTGACGCAGAAGCAGGAGCTAAATTCATCAATGGAATCCTTCCGGCGGACATTGCAAAGCAGGTCGCAGAACAGGGAAATAAGATTACAATGATGCCAGCATAAATATGAATATTAGGGAGATGATAAGGAATGTTTGAACTTGTAATACCAGCAATTAAGGACGAATATTGGGACGAGAAGAAGCAAGAGTTTGTCTACGTTGAACATTCACACGAAGTTACACTAAAGTTGGAACATTCTCTTGTCTCTCTTTCAAAATGGGAATCTATATGGGAAAAACCTTTTCTCAAGAAAGAAACAAAAACTTTCGAGGAATCCCTGTCTTATATAAAATGTATGACAATTACTCAAAACGTTCCGGATGAAGTGTACGATCGCATTTCTTCGGAGCAAATGAGTGAAATATGGAAATACATAGAAGAACCGATGACTGCCAGTACAGTAAACGATACAAATGGAAAGAAGAGCAACAAGTCAATTACAGCAGAAGTTATTTATTATTGGATGATTGCTCTTAATATCCCGGTTGAGTTTCAAAAGTGGCATTTAAACAAGCTGCTCATGCTAATACGAGTATGTGATAACATGAATACGCCACCAAAGAAACTTACTAAAAACGAATTATATAGCAGAAATAATGCTTTGAATAATGCACGTAGGGCAGCATCTCACAGCAAAGGATGACAACATAATGATTAAGACTAGATAGTAACAGGCAACTTTGATATAATGGAGTTAGTTCTATTCGAAGGAGGAGTTATTATGTATTGTTCTAAATGTGGTTATCAATTAGATGAAAACGATAATTTTTGTCCAAAATGTGGCAATAAAGTAGGGAGTTCAGCAGGCAACAATGTGCGAATGATTCGTTTGAAATGTCAGGATTGTAATGGAACTCTTGAGATTGACGAGAAACGAGAAATTGCAACCTGTCCCTACTGCGGATCAAAGAATCTTATTCCGGAAAGTGATGCTGTAAAAATAGCAAAAATACAAACCGATGGATATAAAGATGTAGAGATTGCAAAACAACAAACTAAACGAGAAATAAAAAAAATAGAACAAGAAAATGAGCTAAAAAATACAAGATACAGTTATGCTGTATGGGCAGTAGGTATGGCTATATTAATATTTATGTATTTTCTCGTGCGGTAGATGTAATGAATATTAAAGAATAATTTGATTAAGACGTAGGTATAAAAAAGCCTGCGTCTTTTTTTGTGCAAAAAACACAAGGAGGAAAATCAAAATGGAACTTAGAGGAATAGATGTTTCTGGTTATCAGAAAGAAATCAACTGGCGTAAAGTTGCGGAATCAGATGTAGACTTCGCAATTTTAAAAATTGTCAGAAAAGATATGATGCCAGATAAAAAATTTGAAGAAAATTGGTCCGGAGCAACAGAAGCCGGCATTCCAATCCAGGGTGTTTATAACTACTCATATGCAAAAACAGTAGATAAGTTCATCAGTGATGCAAAACGTGTAGTTAAAATCTTAAATGGTAGAAAAGCAATGGTATGGCTCGATATTGAAGATCAGAGCTTACTTCCAATTAATTACACAATTATTTTTGGTATCCAGGAATATCAGAAAGTGATCAGTAAAGCTGGATTAGCATTCGGCATTTATACAGGTCTTTCATTCTATAATTCGTATTTGTCAAAATATAAAGACGAATTGCCATATCCATTCTGGATCGCGAGGTATCCGTTTGTTGCGCGAGTGTCAGTTACGACATCATTGGATGAGAGACTTCGCCCTATCATAAGTCATGACCTTTATGGCTGGCAGTATACATCAAAAGGAAGAATTCTTGGAATCAATGGGGACGTTGATCTAAACGAATTGTATGTAGCAGTTGACACGCCGAATGTCATGCCACAACCAGAAGACACTCTTCATAAAGTTGGAGAGATGATTACAGTTTCTTCGTATTATGCGTCTAGCGTAGATCCGATTAAAAAGGCAATTTATAAGTCTGCAACTGGAAGAATTACAAGAGTAAAAGCAGGAACAGCTAATCCGTATTGCTTTGGTAACAAAGGAGTCGCAATCGGATGGTGCAATGACGGCGATATCAGATCAGTAGCAAATGAAAAAGCGGAAAGTGTTGTTCATGTTGTGAAGAATGGAGATACGCTTAGCAAGATAGCTAAACACTATGGGAAGAGTGTGGCAGAAATTCAGAAGCTTAATGGCATCTACAATCCAAATCGTATCTACGTGAATCAGAAACTTAAGATTCAATAGGAGAATCATAATATGATAACGGTCAGACAGAAGGGCGATTTCTCAAAGACTACGAAATTCCTTGAACGTGTCAGGGAAGCAGTTAATCTTGGTCTGCTTGATAAGTATGGGCGAGAGGGAGTGAACGCCCTTAAGTCTGCTACACCTGTGGATACAGGTTTGACCGCAAGCTCGTGGTATTACGAAATCGAAAATCGAAACGGAGTTGCGAGGCTTACGTTTAATAATTCAAATATTCAAAACGGAGTTCCGATAGCCATTATTCTTCAGTATGGTCATGGAACAAAAAATGGAGGCTGGGTACAGGGTCGAGATTATATCAATCCTGCGCTAAAGCCTCTTTTTGACGAGATTACGGATCGGGCATGGAGGGAGGTTACTAAACTGTGAGTAAGACAATTGATGAACGAGTTGTCGAGATGCGTTTTGATAACAAGCAATTTGAAGCTGGCGTAAAGGATACAATGTCAACGCTTGATAAGTTCAAAGAAAAGCTTAATTTCAATGGTGCGACAAAAGGGCTTGAAAATATCGAATCGGCATCAAAGAAAGTCACAATGAGCGGTCTCTCCTCAGCCGTAGAGCAGATACAGCATAAATTCTCTGCGTTAGAAGTTATGGGTGTAACTGCTATTGCCAATCTGACAAACGAGGCAGTAAATTATGGAAAGCGTTTGATGGCGGCATTCACTATCGATCCTGTAAAAACAGGATTTGATGAGTATGAGCTAAAGATGGGGTCTGTTCAGACTATTATGGCAAGTACGGGTGAATCTTTAGCGACAGTAAATAAATATCTGGATGAATTGAATACATATTCAGATAAAACTATTTATTCGTTTTCTGATATGACTACGAATATTGGTAAATTTACTAATGCCGGTGTAAAACTGGAAGATGCAGTAATGGCGATTAAAGGTGTCAGCAATGAAGCTGCTGTATCCGGAGCAAATGCAAACGAAGCATCCCGTGCCATGTATAACTTTGCACAGGCTTTATCCGCAGGTTATGTAAAACTGATTGATTGGAAGTCAATTGAAAACGCTAATATGGCGACTGTAGAATTTAAGAATTATCTTTTAGAAGCAGCCGCTGCGTGTGGAACAGTCGAGAAGCAAGCGGATGGAATGTATAAAATCCTAACCACAAATGCCAATGGTTCACAGTTTGATCAGATGGTGGACGCTACACATAACTTTAACGATAGTTTGTCTTATCAGTGGATGACAACCGAAGCGTTAGTAAGTACACTGAAGGATTATGCCGATGAAACCACGGTAATAGGTAAGAAAGCATATGCTTCTGCACAGGATGTAAAAACTTTTTCCATGATGATGGATACCCTGAAAGAAGCAGCACAGTCTGGTTGGGCAAGAACATGGGAAATAACGCTTGGTGATTTTGAACAAGCAAAAGCATTATGGACAGACGCAGCTAATTATTTCGGTGGATTAATCGATGCATCAGCAGATGCCAGAAACAACTTATTAGAAACTGCACTTTCTTCAAAATGGGATACTTTTATTAAACAGATAAACAACGCAGGTATTGAAACAGATGTATTTACAGAAAAATTGAAAGAAACTGCAAGACAGCACAACATTGCGATTGACGGCTTGATCGAAAAAGAGGGATCTCTGGCAGCAGTATTCCAAAAAGGAAAATTGTCTGTAAGCATTATCGTTGAAACTCTAAAAAAATTAGCCACTGCTGAAAGTACAGTCACACAGACAACTGAAAAAGCGACAGCGAAGTTAGACGATTTCCAGAAAGTTGTAAATCAGGTCATCAAAGGTGATTTCAAAAATGGTGAAGAACGAGTAAAAGCACTTACCGAAGCAGGATATGACAATGTTGCTGTCCAAAAACTCGTTAATAAGGTTTGGGAACGTAACGGAAAGACTTGGTCCGATACAACTATAACATCTGAAGATTTGGCAGATGCAATTCAGGATATGTCAACTGCTGAAATTGAGAGCATTGGCTATACAGAAGAACAAGCAAAAAAACTGAAAGAATTAGCAGATCAGGCTGAAAAGACTGGAACTCCATTAAATGAGCTTATTAACGGTTTGAATAAGCCATCGGGAAGAGAAGCACTTATTGATTCACTTAGAGTATCTATACAGAGTTTGGTGCGAGCTATTTCGGCAGTTAAAGGTGCTTGGGATGATTATTTCTCAATACAGCCGAGTGACATCACAGCTATCATTGATGCTATATATGATTTAACTCATTTCTTAGAGATTACAGATGAAGATGCCGATAAATTGAGGCGCACATTTAAAGGGCTTTTTGCGATGCTCGATATTGTCACTACGTTTGTTGGTGGCGGTGTGAAAATTGCTTTTAAGCTTCTGTGTAAAGTTCTGGGAATGATGAACTATGATGTCCTGGATCTTACAGCATCGATTGGGGATAACCTGGTAGCATTTCACGATTGGTTACTTTCCAACAATAGAGTAGTAAAAGGACTGACAAAACTAGTTTCATGGTTGAAAACCGGAATTTCAAAATTACAGGAGTGGTATGGTGAATTTAGAAACCTACCAATTGTTCAGAGCAACTTAGAAAAGTTGAATGATGTATTCACAAGCACATTAAGTGATCTGAATGAGCATTTGTCCGAATCTAAAGATAATCTAAATGCATTCATCGAACGATTAAAAGCGATGGATTCCATCACAGTTGATGATGCGAGAGGTATTCTCGAAGACTTCTTTAACAATGTTATTATGAAGTTCTTTGATTTGGACGGCAAGTTCAATAAATTAAGCATAACAGTTAATAATTTTAAAGAAGATGTAACAAAATACTTCGAAGAAATTGGACAGCAAACCGATACACTAAAAGGCAAAATATTTAATTTTGTCGATTCGGTACGAGAAAAGTTAAGCGGTATTGGCATAGGACAAATTCTTTCAATTGCTCTTGGCGTTGGAGTTATTTCTTTTGTGAGAAAATTATACAAGCTTTTTCAGAACGTATGGGATTTTGCTGAATCAATACAATCAGTTATAAAAAATGCCGGTGGAGTATTAAAAGGTTTTTCAAACGTATTAAATTCTTTCGCGACAAGTATAAAAGTATCAGCGATTAAGAAAGTTGCGGAAGCTATCTTGATTCTTGCCATTGCGGTCGGAATATTGGCAATGATCCCTGCCGATAGATTAGCAGAGGCAAGGGGAACGCTGGTAGCACTAATGATTTGTCTTGGTGTTATAGGCGGTATAATGATTGGTCTAAGCAAAACTGGTTTGCTAGATGGAAAACAAACAAAAAACGTTATTAAGGGCACAACCGCTTTATTAGAAATTGCTGGCGCACTATTATTAGTTGTTATCGCCGTTAAAATGGTTGATGGAATAGAAAATGTTGAGTCAAGTTTCCTCGCAATCGGCATTTTTATGGCAGGAATGGTTTATTTAGTTACATACATGAGCGGCTGCACAAAGGAACTGGCAAAAGGAAGTAAAATATTCCTATCATTAGCAGTATCAGTACTGATTCTTACAAAAGCAATTGCTATTCTTGGAGAAATGGATCAAAAGGTTCTCGACCAGGGAGCAGGAATGCTCTACGTAGTCGCGATTGCAATAGGAACTATGATGGCGATGACACGTGCTCTTGGTAAAAATGCTGCTGGAAGTGGAACTGCGATATTAGCGATTGCTGCATCACTTATTCTCATCGCAAAGGCAGTTGAAATATTCGGTTCGATGGATTATAGCATTTTAATGCGAGGAGCTACGTGGGCAGCTGTATTCTTTATTGGACTTGGCGGTGTATTAAAAATCATTTCAGACGTGAGTCCTAACGCTGTCAAAGCAGGCGTGGCAATGCTAGCAATATCTGCAGCCTTAATATTAATTGCAGTTGCTATCAAAATAATAGGCGGTATGGATGTAGGAACAATCGCCAAAGGTGTTGTTGCGGTTGGATTATTAGCCATATTCATGGGTGTGTTAATCAAAGCTACAAGTTCAGCAGGCGACAACGCAGCAAAAGCTGGTGTTACGTTATTAGCCTTTGCTGGTGCCGTGCTGATTTTAACCGCTTGCATGGCGTTGTTCAATTTTATTGAGTGGAGCGCAATCGGTAAAGGAATAGTAGCTATGCTTGCTATGACAGTATTTATGTCTGGTTTAATCGCCGTAACAAAGATGGCACAAAGTTGCGAAAAAACGTTAATTGTGTTGGTTGTAGCAATTGCTACGTTAGTGATAGCGGTGGCAACACTTTCAATGATCGATACAGATGCTCTTTGGAATGCAACTGGGGCATTGTCGTTGCTAATGGGTGTTTTGGCATTGCTAATCGCATCAACAAAGTTAGCTCAAAATGCACTTCCAGGGTTGCTTATGATAGAGGTGTTGATCGTCACCTTAGCAGTCGTTCTTTGGAGGTTATCCGTATTACCAATAGATAATGTTACCGGCGTTGCTGATGCATTATCAAAATTGATTCTTTCATTATCGGTTAGTTTACTTTTGTTGGCAGCAGTTGGAACAATGGGACCGGCAGCATTGATCGGTATGGTTTCGCTCGCCGCTCTAATTGGCGAATTGACTGGAATAATTGTGGCATTCGCCGCTCTTAATTCCTGGATACCAGATTTAGAGACATTTCTTAATAAAGGAATCTCTGTGCTCGGATTGATTGGTGAGGGATTGGGAACCTTTTTAGGCGGTATTGTCGACGGTTTTCTTTCAGAATCGTCAAAAGCTTTGCCGAACATCGGTACAAACCTTTCGCAGTTTATGGAAAATGCTAAGCCATTCATAGATGGAGCTAAAGATGTGGATTCCGAAGTTACTGACGGTATAAAGAATCTTGCTGAAGCTTTCCTTGTACTTACAGGCGCAAACATTTTAGACGGAATCGCAAAATTCCTCGGATTGGGAAATGCAAGTTTCGTTGACTTCGGTAAACAATTAGCAGAATTTGCCCCGTATATGAGGCAATATAGCGATGAACTGCAAGGTCTTGATGCTGAGGTTGTTACAGCGTCTGCAACAGCGGCTAAATCGCTTTCTGAATTGGCAAATAATCTTCCGAACAGCGGGGGCTGGATAGGGACTATTTTCGGCGAAAACGATATTGATGCTTTCGGCGAGAAACTTATACCGTTCGGTAGGGCACTTAATAGATATTCAATCGCAGTCAAGGGTATTGATTCCGATGCAGTAACCAATTCTGCAACAGCGGCTAAATCGCTTTCTGAATTAGCAAATAATCTTCCAAATAGTGGAGGCTGGATAGGAACTATTTTTGGCGAAAACGATATTGATGCTTTTGGCGAGAAACTTGTTCCGTTTGGACGTTATTTAAGAATTTACTCTCTTTCTGTGGCTGGTATTGATAATGATGTTATTTCAAATTCAGTAACAGCAGCAAAGTCAGTTAGTGAGTTAGCAAACAATTTGCCTAATATCGGCGGATTAGTAAGTTGGTTCGCTGGCGATAATGACATTGCTACATTCGGTGAGAGTTTGTGTGCTTTCGGACGGGCATTTGTGTCGTATTCAGTAATGATGGGAGGAGTTAAAACAGACACCTTAACCAAAACTACAGAGGCGGCAGCTTCAATCGTTTCTCTGCAAGAGTCTTTACCGAAGACTGGCGGTTTATTCTCTGACTCTCAAACATTGGCTGATTTGGGTTCTGATTTAGGTACATTCGGCGCTTATATGCAGGAATTCAGTGACCGTTGCTTGGAAATTAATGTTACGAAGATGTCATATGTTCTTACTCAATTGCAGAAGATTGCAGACTTTGGAGCGAGCATCAAGCAAGATACCCCAGACAATATGAAGAACTTCGGACAAGCTATGAAATCTATGGCGGATAAAGGAATTGATGATTTTCTTCTGGCGTTCACTAATTCATATGAAAAGGTATCACAAAAGGTTCCGATAATTGCAACCTATACCACCGACTCTATCAAATTCGCATTCACAACAAAATACTATGAGTATTATAACATTGGTGTGGCTGTGATTGTGCAGTTATGTAATGGTATGCAGAATCAGAATGCAATGCTGTTATCAGTATGTAATACGCTCGTTAATGGTGCTTTAAACGTCATGAGAGCACATTATTCGGATTTCTATAGCGCCGGTTCATATTTGGTAAGTGGATTTGTTAATGGTATCAATGATAATATTCAGTCCGCGGCGAACAAGGCAGCGGCGATGGCTAGAGCGGCATCAGAAGCAGCAAATCGAGCGTTGGATATCCATTCACCATCAAGGGTTACTTATCAGACAGGTAAGTATTTCGGACTTGGTCTTATCAACGCCATTACAGATTATACATCAGACGTATATGACGCTGGTCACGATATGGCAATTTCTGCAAAAGCAGGTTTAGGTGATGTACTTTCCAAAGTTTCAGAAGTATTTGATATGGATGTTGATTCACAGCCGACAATACGACCGGTTCTCGACTTGACAAATGTTGAAGCGGGAGCTGGAAGGATCGATGCGATCTTTAGCAGGCAGCAGGCAATAGCAGTGGGAGTATCGATTGATAATGCACGTATCGGAAAGTTTGAAAGCGTGAAATCTGGTAACGAATCAGCCGGAAGTACATTCAACTTTACACAAAATAATTATTCGCCTAAGGCATTATCAAGAACTGAGATTTATCGGCAGACGAAGAATCAGTTCTCAGCAATAGAACGGAGGGTTCACGCATGATTAAATCAATTACGGTAACGAATTACCTTGGCGAAAGCATCAAAATGGAGTTGGCGAGACCGGAGTTATCTGGCTTCGCCATCAAATCCATTACAGGTCTTGGCGCTGGAACAGCCAATATTAACACAAGTGAGCAGGCTACGAATGACGGAAGTGTTTATAACTCTGCCAGAGTACAAAACAGGAACATTGTAATTTCACTGATTTATCTATGGGATGGTTCCATAGAGGATGTCCGCCAGAAATCGTACAAGTATTTTCCTATTAAAAAGAAAGTTAAACTTTTGATAGAAACCGACAATCGAAAAGCAGAAATTGAAGGATACGTGGAGTCGAATGAACCGGATATTTTCAGTGATCAAGAGGGTTCAGATATTTCAATCATTTGTCCGAATCCTTATTTTTATTCGGCAGGTGCAGATGGAACACACACGACAGTATTCTTTGGAATCGAGCCAATGTTCGAGTTCCCATTTTCGAATGAGTCACTCAGTGAATGTCTTCTTGAGATGGGCAATATTGAGAATCAGACAGAGAAAGTAATTGTTTATAGTGGTGATTCGGAAATCGGAGTGACAATTACAATTCACGCAGTTGGTTCCGCCGGAAATATTACAATTTACAATACTGGCACTAGAGAAATCATGAGAATTAGTAATGATAAAATCGCCAAGATGACTGGCTCTGGAATCATTACTGGTGACGACATCATCATCTGTACCATAAAAGGTAAAAAATCAATTTATCTGCTTCGTGGCGGAGTGACAACAAACATCCTGAATTGTATTGACCGAAATTCAAGCTGGTTTCAGTTAGTAAAGGGCGATAACATCTTTGCTTATACAGCAGAGAGCGGAAGCAATAATTTACAGTTTAAAATCGAAAATCAGATTCTTTATGAAGGGGTGTGATTATGGAGTTATGTGTTTTAAATACAGAGCGCGAAGCAGTCTCTATTGTTGATGTTTACGAATCCATGATTTGGACTGACCGTTTCTATAAGTGTGGTGATTTTGAACTGTATACCACAATGAATTCTGAAATTAGAAATAAGCTTAAAAAGAATTATTATCTTACCAATTCGGATTCCGAACACGCAATGATCGTAGAAGATTTCGTCATTAAATCGGATGCCGAAGATGGAAACTACATTACGATTACCGGAGAATCACTCGAAGCTATTTTAAAGCGACGGATTGTATGGGGACTTCGTGTAATCACTGGAAACTTTCAAAATGGAATTGAAACCCTGTTGAATGAGAATGTCATTTCTCCATCCGATTCAAAAAGAAAAATTGACAATTTCATTTTTAAGAAATCCGACGATACACAAATTACGAGCCTTACAATTGAAACACAGTTTACAGGAGACAATCTATATGAAGCCATTCAGTCCATGTGTGAAGAAAAAGGAGTAGGGTTCAAGATTACTTTTGATGAGAATAAGAATTTCGTATTCGAACTATACGCTGGCACTGACAGGTCTTATGAGCAGACAGAAGTTCCATATGTAGTATTTTCACCAAATTTTGAGAATCTGATTAACAGTAATTATACGGAATCAAATTCAACATTGAAAAATGTCACCTTAATCGGTGGAGAGGGCGAAGGCTCTGAACGAAGGTATGCATCAACAGGTGATACAAGAGTTTCTGGATTGGACAGACGAGAGCTGTTTACAGATGCGAGAGATATATCTTCTGACGTTGATGGAGAAACCATAAGCGATTCAGAATATACAGCTTTACTAGTACAGAGAGGAAAAGAGAAGCTTGCAGAAAACACGCAGACAATGGCATTTGAAGGTGAGACAGAAACAACATTAATGTATCGGTATGGTGAACATTTCTATAATGGCGATATTGTTCAGATTGAGGATTCATATGGAAATAGCGCTAAGGTACGTGTTGTTGAAATCGTCATGTCGGATGACACCAACAACACAAGCATATATCCGACATTTACTACATTATAAGGAGGCACGAAGCAATGAGTGTAACAAGTGGTTTTTTTAATTCACTCAATGGCGACAGAAAGTACAATGCAGAACAGATGTCGGCAATCTTCAACGGAATAATCAATGACGGAATCTTTGCAAATATTGGAACAGCTTTCGGTGTAAGAGCTTCTACTGGAACTGTTATCACTGTTGGAATTGGTCGTGCATGGTTCGATAGCGCATGGATTTATAATGACGCAATCCTGCCAATCACACTGGATGTATCTGAAATCCTATTAGATCGTATTGATGCGGTCGTCATTGACATAGACCATACAGATGCTGTTCGATTTGGGGACATTCTTGTTGTGAAAGGTACACCATCCAGCACACCGCAGTATCCGACGCTTGCAAACGAAGTTGGGCATCATCAATATCCTCTTGCCTATATCTACAGAGGTGCTGGCACATCAGATGTTAAGCAGGCGAATATTACCAATATGATAGGAACAAGCAGTGCACCATATGTGACAGGCATTCTTCAAGTTCAGAACATTGATAATATCGTCGCTCAATGGCAGGATCAATGGACACAGTGGTATACACAGCAGACCTCAGAGAGTGACAACCAAATTTCAAAATGGATTGGTGATAAGCAGTTAGAGTTTAACACATGGTTTTCCAATTTGCAGACCATGCTTGACGGGGATGTGGCTGCTACATTGGCTGAACAGATTCTTGAGTTAAAGAATAAATTCAACACCCTTGCAAAAGAATATGCCATTTATCAAAGTATTGATGATTCAGACGGTACGGTTATTACTGATAGTTATTCTTCAGAATTAGATGGCAGGATTGTATACAAGTTAGCATAAAGGAGATTAAAATATGAAAATTACAGAATTTCCACAGGTAGATAATCTTATTGATGGAAATGTATTTTTAGTCGATGGTCCAAACGGAACAAAGATCGTCCCAGTAGTATCAGCTTTACTGGCATCAGCACATCTTTTAAGTGCTGAAATTCATAGAATGATATTCAGAGGTAAAAACTTAGGCAACAAATTAACAAGTGAGCAATTAGCACATATTCAGGATGGCACATTCGAGGATTTATGGCTTGGTGATTATTGGAAAATCAATAATGTTATCTGGCGAATTGTTGACTTTAACTATTGGATGAATAGTGGAGACACAGCACTTACAAAACCGCATGTGTTAGTCATGCCGGATCACGCATTATATAATGCACAGATGAACACATCCAATACGACGACGGGTGCTTATACTGGGTCTGCTATGTTCACTTCTAATCTTGCAGCCGCAAGAACAGCTTTCAAAAATGCTTTTGGATCAGCAGTCATTACTCACAGAGAGATATTTACGAATGCTACAACGAATGGTTATCCATCGAGTGATGCGTGGGTTGATTCATACTTTGACTTGGCAAATGAGATTATGATGTATGGTGCATATTGTCATGCTCCGGCAGGAAATGGTTCCACCATACCATATAGACACACAATCGACAAGACCCAGTTAGCATTGATGATGATAGTTCCGAAATTCATCAATCCGCACAGAGAAAATATTTGGCTGAGGGATGTTGTTTCGGCTGCTGACTTCGCTATTGTCGACAGTTGCGGCTATACGAGCTTCAACCTCGCTTCGTTCTCTTATGGGGTTCGTCCGATAGGAGCTATTGGTTAGCCATCCGGGGGTCTTGTACCCCCACTTTGTAAAAAAAAAGAAAAATGGAGAATTATATTTATGGAATCAAAATATATGATTACATTGTCTGATGGAACAGAAATCAACGATCTTAGATTAAATGGCAATAATTATATTTCTAAAAAAGAAATTACTGAAAGCATGTTTAAGGGAAAGTGTGCGGTTGTATCTATCAGTGATGGAGTTTCAAGTTTAAAAATGAATAATGTGGAAGTAATCCATGTCACAAAAATGGAAGATGAATGGTGGTTTGCGTTACGTGAATTAAGCCAGGAAGAACTTACACAGAAACAGATTCGCTCTGACATTGCGTATATTGCGATGATGTCTGGAATAGAACTTTAGGAGGAGGTGTATCATCGTGAACCATAGTAAAAGAGTAGACAGTATTCAGGAATGGTATGCATTAGGCATGTGGAACGAACAGCGTATGAGAGATGCAGTAGAGAAGAAATGGATTTCTGCCGAAGAATTTAAACAAATCACTGGAAAAGATTATTAATGAGTGTCCCTGTAGGAGATAGAACAGAATCTAAATTCGAAGTGATCGTGTATGTGAATACGTTACATGATGCGCTTAGAGAATTAATGATTAGAAATTTTGGTATAAGAAATCGAGATAAAATTCTTCGAAATATGCGTGTAACTCCGTATGTTTATTCTAATTTCGATTATATTTTGCTGAATCACAAGACTGAGTTAGAGCGCCTTGCGACCGCACTTACAAACGATTTAAGGGCAGCTAATACTATATACCCGGTATTTTTACATGAATATGAGAAACGAAGAGATTATCAAAACTCTGCAATCGTCGACTGTGAACTTATCCTTAAGGAATTGCAACGGGTAGTAGATGACTTTGATCTTGACGTAAATCTTTATCCACGGTATGTAAAGCTTATAGATAAAGAAATTTATCTTATAAAAAAGTGGCGGCAAAAAGATAATCAAATGAAGTGTAAAATCATGGGCAACATCTAAATTGGATTGTTTCGGCTGCTGACTTCGCTAATGTCAACAATAACGGCAATACGAACTACAACAACGCTTCGAACTCTAATGGAGGTCGTCCAGATTTTCTGACTGACCAACAGAAAAGGAGATGTTGTCCTTTCCAATTATGGAAGAATGACAAAGCCGGACGCAATTTACTACGGTAAGTATTGCTATCACGGTGAATAAAAATGACTTACAAGGAACAAATGTGTGATGCGAACAATTTGTATAGGGCTTATATTGCATCTATGCGAAGTAGCAAATGGAAAGAAACAACGCACAAATATCAGATGAACTATTTAAGGAACATCACATATCTTCAAGAAAAGCTTGACAACCAGACGCTTCAAAATGGAGCTTATAGAGAGTTCTATTTATCAGAGAGAGGAAAAATCCGTGCAATTACAAGTATTGGAATTGATGACAGAGTGGTACGGCATGTATTATGTGATCAAATTTTTCTTCCAATAGTTAGAAATAAAATTATTTATGATAATTGTGCTTCATTAAAAGATCGCGGTTTGTCTATGCAGCGGAAACGATTTGAAGTGCATCTTCGCAGATTTTATAAGAAGTATAGAAACGACGGATGGATTTTGTTTGGTGATTTTTCAAAGTTTTACGATAATATATGGCACGAAACTGCAAAGAACGATTTTGTGGCTTTAGTAGAAAATGATGAATATATTCTATGACTGCTAGATTTAATTTTTGATGTTTTCAAAATTGACGTGTCTTATATGTCAGATAAAGAATATGCAACGTGTTATACGGATATTTTTGATAAAAATAAGTACAGAAAAATATCAGATGAACTAAAAACAGGTTCTAAATGGATAGATAAATCTTTAAATATTGGAGATCAATTATCTCAAGTAATCGGTATTTATTATGTTAACCCGATTGATACATATGTGAAATATGTAAAACAGCAAAAGTATTATGGTAGATATTGCGATGACTGGTATATCATAAGCCATGATAAAGAAGAATTGATAATGTTGCTGGACAGCATTAAACAGATTGCTGAGCAACGTGGAATCCATATTAATTACAAGAAAACGAAGATAGTTAAGATGTCCAATTCTTTCAAGTTCCTACAAATTCGCTATACCGTAACACAGGATGGTAAGGTTCTAAAGAAAATCAATCCAAAACGAGTAACAGCAATGCGGAGAAAACTTAAAAAATTAGCTAATAAGGTAAAAGATAGAACAGTCGCTTATGAAAATATTGAAAATATGTTTAATGGGTGGATGTGCAATCACTATAAATTATTATCTAAGCAACAAAGGAAGAATTTGATTTCTTTATACGAAGAACTATTCAAAGTAAAAATAACAATTATCAAAAAGAAAATGTATTTCACAAAGGAGATAGATCATTGAGCGAACTATTAACCGAAACTTATATGGCAGCATTGCCAATCGTGCTTACAGCTTTAATGGGCTATATCGTGTGGCTATTAAAAACTCAAAAATCAGATAGAGATGCAAATAGCAGGGGAACTATGCTTCTTCTTCGTGTAGAGTTAATAGAATATCATGATAAATATATAGCATTGGGAGAAATACCATCTTACGCGTATCAAAACTTTATGGAAATGTATGACGCATATCATGCGCTTGGTGGTAATGGAATGATCACAAAAATGAAAAATGAAATTGAGGAGCTTCATTTGAAGCAGAAGGAGAGATTATGAACGATTTAAGTTTTTTAAGTACATATACAATTCCAGTCATTGTCATTATTTGCTTATGTGTTGGTTTTGTAATAAAAAAATGGATCAAAGATGTTGACAATAAGTACATTCCAACTATATGTTCAATTCTTGGAATTATTTTGGCGATTTGGATAAATGGCTGGCGAATTACACCAGAAAGCATTTCATGCGGACTTGTCAGCGGACTGGCAAGTACTGGATGTCATCAATTATTAAAGCAGTTATTGGATGGCAAAGGACTTGATCAAATATTAAAGAAATTGATTGATAACTCAGATCAGAAATAGAATATCGGAGGGAAATGCTTTGAGCTACAATGTTTCAGGAACCACCATTACATTAACCAGAGGAGACACTTTTATGGCTCAGGTTTCAATTACTGATGCAGATGGAAATGCTTATAATCCAGTTGAAGGGGATGCAATACGTTTCGCAATGAAAAAGCAGTATACCGATCCAGAGCCTTTGCTTATTAAACAGATACCAATAGATACAATGAAATTAATCATTGATCCGGATGATACTAAAAAGTTAGCATTTGACACTTATAAATACGATATTGAACTAACAAAAGCGTCAGGAGATGTAGATACGTTCATTAATGGGAGACTTAAGCTGACGGAGGAGGTTTACTAAGTTTATGAGTATACTTCAAACAGTACCAGCGTTAAAGGGTTGCTTATCTGCTAGTAAATCACTGCAAGGAACTTTAACGTGTAAACAACAGCTAACAGGAAAACTAACTATTCCTAATAAATATGATGAGTATGTAGGTATGTATGATGTCACGCCTAAAGCATTCATGTCTCAGACGCTAGAGACCGAAAATAAATTGATGCGGAATAATGTTACGGTAGCGTGTGTGCCATACTACGAAACTGGAAATCAATTTGGAACTACTGTATACATTGCGGATCGTATACTATAATGAAAGGATTTTAAATATGGCAAACAATAAAATTATATACGGCGGAAAAGTGCTTATTGACTTGACAAGTGATACAGTGACTCCGGATACACTTCTTTCAGGAGTAACCGCTCATAGTAAAAGCGGTGATACGATTGAAGGTAGTTGCACTTTTGATGTTGATTCTGCTGGCGCGACAGTCGCAGAAGCTGAGATATTATCTGGAAAAACAGCGTATGCCAGAGGGGCAAAGCTTACAGGTACTATGAAAAACAATGGTGCATTTAAAGCATCGATTTCTAACGTATCTGATAGCATTGTTATTCCGATAGGATATCATGATGGTTCTGGAAATGTTGGAATAGATGTTACCGAAAAAGCAAAACTGATCTCGGCAAATATTAAACAGGGAGTATCAGTACTTGGTATAACTGGCACGTTAAAACCGTCGTCGTCAGTAACTGCTCAGGAAAAAACGGTTACTCCAACAACTAAGAAACAAACTGTTTTACCAGATAGCGGAACCGACTATTTATCGCAAGTGGTAATTAATGCGATTCCGTATGTTGAATCTTCAAATTCTGCTGGAGGTACCACCATAACAATCGGAGGATGATTACATGGCAATCAATAAAATCATATACGGCAGAAAAGTACTTATTGATTTGACAAGTGATACTGTATCTGCAACCACCTTGTTAAAAGGCAAGACAGCGCATTTGAAAAACGGTAAAAAGATAACAGGAACACTATTCGCAGATCATCCAGATTCATATGAGGTCTTAGACACAATTACTTCGTCTACTGGTTCCACGATTAATTCTGAATCAGGGTCAAGTATAAATGGGCGTACTGTTTATGTAAAAGTGTAAAAATGGTTAAAAGTAGTAACGTTTATTAAAAAGTGTTACAATGCAGTTTATCCCTACATTATTCCTACATTTGAGCGGTGGAAATCCCATAAATACTGGGTTTGTATAATCCGAAGAAGATCATTTTGTAAGACCTTAAGAGCAGTGAGCAGGAACACAGGATAAAAAATAAAATGTGGGACCTATCATAAGTCTCAGAGCTGAATGCGTCTGTATCGGCAATCATGCCGGTATAGGCGTATTTTTATGCAAAAGTGTCGATTTTTTGTCAGGGATATAGTAAAATAAAGAATATCATATGTTTTTGCCAGAGAGGCATGACAGGTTTCGTCTGGCATGGGAAAAGGAGGGGTTCG